TACCGCGTAAATTCCTTAATTGCTGTATTACTTTCTTTTCGGTTTCATCGTAGTAGTCAAACAGTGGTCTTCTTCCTACTGAACCGTAATAGCCAATTACTCTCTTTTCACGTGCCAGTTTTGGATTACGCTTAGCAGATTTCTTTGTAGTATCGATTAAGTACGTGTTACCGCTCTTGCTCTTTACCTTTTTATATTTATTGTTCTTAGACCTGGAACGAAGCTGTGTGATGTTTCCTTGCTTAGTCAGAGGTGCGTTCTTGTATGGAATAATTTTAGATTCTACAGTTGCTGCACTTTGGGGATCTAGGATGTACTTCAGATAGGATGTTTGATTAGATTTTAAGATGATCTGATTAACTGACTCGAATTCACTAATCTTCTTGAAGTTGAAAAACATACTTTTAGTAGTGAATGGAACCGCCCCGCCAGCTACATCTGTATTGATCTTTGCCTGCATCTGCTGCGTTACTGTACGCATACTTTTACTTAGTTCTTTATTGAATTGCTGTCCTATCTTCGGGCTGTTCCTGTTGATGAACCTTTTCATATCGCCGGGGCTATGCCCTCTTCGCCATGTCATTACTGTAATTCCTGTATTAATTGCTGCACTATTTTGAAAGTCTCACCGTTATCTTTTGGTAGTCTGGATTTACATAGTACTGCTTTGTTCACGCAATCATGCCTTGTACCAAAGAGGCCAATCAAGATTGCTTCTACTAACGCTGTCTGGTTACTTGTAGGGAAACACCATAGTAAGTACTTCTCATAACCTACCCCGTTTTCAATCATATTCTTTACTGAATTAGAACTACTGGTATAACTTTTCCAGTTTGATTCCTTAGATTTATCTTTGATCTTCTTAGCGTCTCTTACCTTCACATAGACATGCTTCATGCCTATATAGAACTCACCTGTTTCAAATACCATTAGATAGAGGAATGCAGCATAGTTACCACTAGTAATATCATCTATCGCCCACTCATTTGAGTTATAAACCTTCCATTCTTTCATAATTAAATACCCTTATTATTGTTATAAAGGTATTTAGTGAATGGAATTAAAAAACAGATTAAAACAATACGAAGGTACTAGAGAGTATCAGGCAAAATTAAAGTACTCTAAAAATGGTAAGTTCTACCCATACAAAGATTCATTGGGATACGAAACTATCGGCTATGGTCATTTGATGGCAAACAGCCTGGATTATTCACAGGGCATTACAGAAGCACAAGCTGATGCTTTGCTAGAACAGGACATACAGACAGCACAAATCCAGTACAGTAAGCTTGGTCTATATCTTCCTAACGATTGGCAAGACTTCATGATCATTATGATTTTCCAACTTGGGTTAGCTGGCGTTCAGAAGTTTAAGAAGATGATTGCTGCGTTGAAAGTGCAGGATTACAAAGAAGCCATTAAACAGGCAAAAGACAGCCGGTGGTATGTACAGACACCAAATCGCTTAAACGATATGTTAGAACAGTTAGTAAACAAATAAAAAAAGGGGCATTACGCCCCTTAATTATTTTTTGGTATCCAGAATTGTTAGAATCCTTTCAATCTTCAGATCTAGTTCATGTAGTCCATTTTCTAGATTCTTCAGAGTACTTTTCATCTGATCCTGTTCTTGTTCTAATGCAACTAATGATTGTTTCATTAGAGCCACCTTAGTTTCAACGCCATTAATCCGTGATTCCAACACTGTGTTATCAGAAGAAGAATCACGGTAGACTGTCCATAGCAGAACAAGTACAGCAACAATTAATGAACCAATCGCACTTATAGTAGCAATCATATCATTCCTTTTATACTTATTATCTTGGCACAACATGTGCCAAATTATTTATTAGTTATATAAAGGTTGATCGCCTGCACGGTATACGAAAGATTGAAAATCAGTAGGAATGTTTAAGGCTGCATAACTTCTACGATCAGTAGTACACATTATGTATATATAATTCCATCTACCACGGCCAACAGCCGGAATACTGATACCATTTAACCTGTAAGCTGTGCTTGAACCGCCGTTACCTGCATCGTAATAGAATAAGTTTGTTAGGCCAATTCCATCACCACCCATACGTACATAAAAATATTGTCTTTCGCTAGATGCCATTGATATTGTAGCGTTACTATCTAGTATACGATCAAAATCTTCTCCACGAATCCGCAAAGCTACATAGTGTTGATTCGCTACAGGCGGTAGTGCCTGTTGTCCACCTGATACCGTCTTAGAACCCCATAAAAAAGGTATTGAAGAGATACCTGTAGACTGTGGCCTACATATGTCACCTATGATTCTTGTAGCACTTAAAGTACCTAATATATTACAGTTCTCGTTAATGGTAACGTTGTTCAATACACCACTATTTGCATAAATCGTACCGCGAATAGTAGCGTTACCAAAGTTAGCATTACCATTCTTATTGATCATCCAACCGTTAGTACCATCCCAATTACTGGATTGTATCTGCTGACTAATCTTCGCAGAATCAATTTCACCATTCATGATATGTGCATTACGAATTGCAGCATTTGCAATTTTAGTATTATCTATTGCAGCGTTTTGAATCTTGGCGGTAGATACTGCTAAGTTGTTTATCTGAGCGGTATTGATACTTGCATCTGCAATAACTGCTGAGTTGATGTTAGTCTTACCACCCTGTACTAAGAACGGATAGACCTTATCACTTTGCTTTGCACTATCTGTACTGATGATGCTGAAACGGTCTGCCATAACCGTAAACACAGATTCTTTCTCATCTGCTGCAAGTGCGATACCTGTTACGTTTCCATTGTTCGATACCTGTACCTGCCAGCGGGAACCAAGCTGATCAACGATCTGTTTCTCAACGATACCTGTTGCTGTATCACTGTTAAGTAGACCATCTACTACATCATCATTCAGCTTGGAGTATGGAACCTTCGTATTCTGGTTAAAGCCGATGGTAGGCGACCATACAAGTTCATCCTGTCCGAACACATCATAAGCCGCAATACGTGCAAACCAGGAACCGTCTTCAACTCCGAAAGATGCACTGTAGCGGTTAGAGCTACTGAAGTAGTGTGCGTCTGAACTGAAACCTTCATCTTTCGCAATCTGCATAACGATACCTGAGTAATCCGGTACGTTAGATTCTGTCCAGTCAATGAACACTGAATCATAGCCACTACGTAATGTGATACCTAATACCTGTGGATGCTGTGGGTTACTTACTTCGATCTGTACTTCTTCACTGTAGATACCAGTACCGTAACCATGTGCGATGATACCGAATACACGATAGCGGCTTAGGCCATCACTGGTATTCATGGCAAAGGTATACGTCCAGTTGCTTACAGTGGTGTAGTACGACTTGATGTAGTTACGGTAGCGGTCATACACACGAATTTCATAGTACTTAAAAAAATCTGCGAATGTCTTACCGTTCACAGCTAAGCCGCTCTGATCATCCCATGTAAAAATAAAATCCTGTGCGTAGGTCTGGTTTAGCCCTACATCATCGTTCACCATGTCCAGGCTGGTGATCTTCGGTAAAGCAAAGATTACCTGCGGTGTTTGGTTGTAGATAGCTATAAGTTCTGAGGTGTAACCCAAGGTGTTGTAGGCTTCAATCGCAAAGTCATACTGAACCCCATGCAGAAGATTTAAAATCTCAAAACTGGTTGTATACGGCCCTACATTACCGATGTTGACCCAAGTACCGGAATCGCTGCGTTTATAGCGAATCTTGTAACCACGTACTGATGTATCCTGACTAAGGTCCCATGTAAGCAATACTGCATTACCTGAAACAGTAGCCCCTAAGCGTTGTGCCTGTAAGTTACTTGGTGGTGATACATATGTTGGTGACGGTAAGTTAGTCAATCCATCCTGTGGGAACTTACCAGGATCTTTCCCCTGATAGATACCATCATCATAACTAATCGCGGTGATCTGAACGATACCTGATTTATCTACTGTCATTGGTACGGTACGAGAAACTACACGGTACTTATTATTACTAAAACCAGCTTCTTTGAAACTAATAGTGAAAACATCGAATACCTTCATATCGGTTATGTAGGTATTGAATGTAATCGTATTGCTGATGTACTTCGATTTAAGAAGTTCGATATTACTCAGAGTTGCCAACTGAGTTTTATCAAGTACCCATAGGTAATTTAAATCTTTCTTGATGATATAACCATCTGCTGCAATAGATTCATTACTGATTGCATCACTAGGGAATCGTATAATATCCTGAGAAAAATCATTATCAGGGTTAGTATAAGTACTATCCATCGTATTGAAGTAGTCAGATTTAGAACCTGTAGTAACGTTCACTGAACCAAGAATATTACTTTCATCGAAATGCTGTACTGGTATATCTGGTGCATCTACTGTAAGGTAAAGCACACCGTTTGATTCATATAGTACACCCCCAAAAGTAGATAGAATTGCTTCAATGTTTTCTTTGAAACTTTTATCGTACTGGATAGAGCCGTTCGAATAGAAATGATTATTAGAACAATACTGTGCCATTTGCCTAAAGCTTGTAATATCAATATCATTTGGATCAAGTCCGAAACCAAACTCTGTATTAGTGATAAAATCATAAAGTTGGCTTGGTGGATTAGAACTAGGTTTTTTAACATTATCTGTTAGGTCATAGATCAACCGCCCTTTCATCTCTACTGATAGCGTATAGTTCTCATTAGTCAAAATACCGTCAATCAAAGAATCATTGGTTTTCTTGATAACACTACAAATCTGTACGAGTCCATCACCCCGCATATCATCAGTCCAGCGATCACCGCCGTACTGACGTGCTAGCGTCATAGAACCACCGTAAGAAGGTTTACCAAAGCGTACTTCTAACTGAAGGTACTTACGATACTTCTCGATCATCATTGAAGTAGGTATCTGACCTTCAGTAGTGATGTATGCAACATCTATCAGTACAGGGCTG